TATTTATAAATAGGAGTTTGTTTATTTTTTCAACTCTCTTATAGCAGCATCGGTTCTTGCTTTAACTATCTGATATATGTTGTCCTTCACTTCTGGGTTGTTGAATATAGAGAATATTTGCTGGTCTGTTAGGTTATTTGGAGTATCTACTTTGATATTAATATCCCCCATTACTTCAACTTGACCGGTGACAGTTGCTTCGCCTGTTTGTCTTTGTTGTCTGGAGTAGGTTTCCCAGCTCTTGTATCTTTCATCTTGACCTTCTCCAATACCTACTTGACGAAATCTTTCTCTTCCAGCTTCCATATTTTGGAATGAACTCACAACATTTTGAAGTCTTGAGGCAACACCAAGTTCTACCGTACCCTCTTCAACGCTTCTTTTCAAAGCATCTTGAAGGTCCTCAATACTACCCTTTCCCTTAATTAAGTTTTCTGCGGCACCTTTAAGCACATCACCAGTTTTTTCAAAAGCTTCTCTAAACTCCTTGGTGGTAGGAATAGCTTCTGGTCCATATGCTTCCGAAGCAAAGTTATCAAACCCTTCTCTGAGACTTTCTATTCCTCTTGTTAGACCGGTTTGACCAGCAATAGCATAACCCAATCGCAAAGGAAGTGCTGCAATGTCTCTTGCTATCAATTGGTCAGTGTCAAGCTGTGCTCGAGCAATTTCCTCCATAGTCTGAGGTCTCAGAGCCGCTTGTTGCTTGATTTGTTGAAATTGAGCATCAGTTAACTTATCAAGAGCTTGGGTTTGCATTTTACCTTGTTCATCTTGGAATTCAACAAAGAACCTGTTACCCTCACCCATTTTGGCCATGTTTGCCACCAACATCTTATCCTCTTCACTTCCTTGAACATCGAAAGATATTTGACTTAATCTTCTATCCAAATCTGCAGCTGCAAGTGCAGTCTTTGTCATGTTTTCATAACTCAATCCAGTTTGCTCCTGTAGTTCTTTCAGCAGACGAACTCCTCCCGGATTAATTCTGAAGTTTCCAGTCTTTTCGTCAAAGATTGTAAATTGCTTAGCCAACTCAATAATTGAGTCCTGCAGACCCTCTGGGTCGTTGATTGACTTATCCATTAAAATAAATGGGTCAACTAAATCCCCAGAGGCAACACCTAGACGTTGAAATGCAGATGCCATTTGGATTGCACCTTCTGGGTTCAAAACCTTATCAGCAAACTCAGCTGTCTGGGTCATGTCGAACCTTAACATTGAAGCTTGGGCTGCCATTTTAGAAAGTCCAAGAACCCCCCCTTCGAAGTTAAAACGGTTCATGTACTCCATACGGGAAGCTACATCACCCATTATAGTTCTGGCATTCAAACCAATAGATTGAATATAATCAACAGAATCCTCTGTTGCTTCGGCAATATTGGACATTTCAATACCAGCTATTGCAAAACTTTCCGTAATTTCACCGGCAGTTTTGCCCAAGTATTGAGCGGTAGCAAATATTTCGGTAAGTGTCTCCCTTGTTGCAACTACGTTTCTCCTGGAGGCTTCACCAATACCTGCGATAGTTGCACTAACGTCAGTTGCTTGCCCACCTAAACGTACAAAATCCGCTACGCTATCAGAAACAGCGGTAGAAAATTCTAAATACCTAGTTCGAGTTTCACCGAACGAACGGTTGATATCACTGATACCATCTTGAATTCTGCCAATATTCCCAAGTAGGTCTGCAGACTCACCGATAAGTTTTTTGAACATTTCGGCACCGCCAATATTCTCTTCCGCCATCTATGGTACTTTCAATATAAATAGAGTTTTTTAGTTTTTCTCATTCTCTCGAACCCACTTGTCCAACATATATTTTCGGACAAAGATTGGCATACTCATAAAATCTGAATATGAAAGGTGGAAAAGTTTGGACAGATAGTAGAATTCATCTATCTGACCTTGTCGGTAATCAGAAGAAAGGACGAAAAAAGTCAACCCCGAAGCCGATGTTCACAGACAGCTTTTCTCCTGACGGGGCAATAATAACCCGATTCATATCCAATCGAGGCTCGTTTTCATTCATGAATTTTTTTATCTGTTTCGAATCGGCAAGTGGCATTGCTTCGATAAACTTGTGAATTTCACCTTTGTCAGTCAAACCATTAACAGAAACAATTTCTTTTTGCAATCTCCATGTTCTCACAGGAGCAATTCTTCCTTGTGGATACGTTTCGGTCATGTTTGAAATTTCTGTTGTTTCTCCAAACGTAAGTGGTTTTAGTTTCACATTTGCTCCTGAGTTCTCCAAGTTGATACTAAAAGTTCCATCCGCATCCGGTTCGATACCTTTCTTTATGTTAAGCTCATCTAGACGCTCTGTTGCTGTGAATTTCTTTCCTGATTTGGGGTCAGTCAAATTTAGCTCAATTGTTGGTCCGAATGCTGTGTTTCTCAAGAAAACAAGAATAGCTTCAATATCCCCTTCGAGAAGTTCTTCTGGTTTAAGCCCTGGTTCGTAGATTTTCGCTCGGAGAAGATTCAAGGTCATGTCTTTACCACCAGCCATGAGAATATTTTCATCACTTGCTGTAAGGTATCCTACCTTAAGTGAATTCTTTTTATTCTTATAAAAAACTCCTTGAGAAGGGAGTGGGACAACATCGTGAGGCAGTGAAAACTGCTGTTGAGAATAATTTAAAGTATCTTGGTCCATAATAAAAAAACCGTAGAGTGCGGCTCTACGGTTAAATATACCAGATTAAAAAAGTAAATAAATAATTCTTAGTAAATCAATACACAACGGTCCATTCTCAATGTTGTTGAAATGGTTGCAAGACCATCTTGAGAATAGTTAAGAGTGTTGAAGTTAACGTCGGTTAGGAATGTTCCGTAAAGAATCCACTTTTCCACAACAACACCTGTTGGGTCAAGCATTTCCAAATCGATATCTTTTTTGTAACCAGCAGCGTATCCCATACGTCCAGTCACTGATTCAGCGTGAAGACGAACCCACTCCATCAAAGCTTGTGCTGCTGAAGGACCAATGGGGTCACGGAATGTTACTGGAATAGTCTGCCAGTTAAATCTACCCGCTACGAACGTTGAAGTATTCAAAAACTGAATTTCAGTAGGGTTGATGGTAATGTGTGGTCTTGCAGTAGATTCTACAAACCATTCGTTAATACCTAAAGATGAAGGAAACCTTAGAATGAACCTGTTTTGTCTTTTTGGTTCATAAGGAATCGGCATTTTCATTAATAAATCCGCCATCGTGTTTTCTTATTTTTTACTTTTTATCGTTTATTATAAATATACCCTTTGTGAAAAACTTTTTCTATTTACTTTTTCTGCTGGTCGGATAAAATTCACATATAAGTATTAAGTATTAGTTACTATAGATTAGTTATTAGTTCTTAATTAATTCTTTTAGTTATTTCATTTCTTTCTTAATACCTCCTTTAGTAGAATATACATTAATAGGTTCTTTTATACTATTAAAGTAATTCTGTATACTTAATACGTTTTTTTCATCATCATCAGAAAAACCAATAGTAGGTTTCTTTGGCAAAAATTTGTTGGCAACGTCTTTTTTAAGAAAAGCACTTTTTTGTAATACAACCGCCATTGCCTTAACGTATTTTACAAAATTTGCCATCGCTAATACTTTTGCTTCTTCAGGGTTTGCAGCTTCTTCTTCTACGCCAAAACTTACTGGATTGTATCTATTCATCTCGAGGTAAGACCAAATTAGGTCTTCATCATTCATATTTTCTTCACCGGTGAAATCTCGATATTTTTTTAAGTTTTTGACCAGCTCTTTTTTTGAAATGCCACCAAAACCATTAGTGATATAATTGAAGATGGCTTGTTTAATAGTTTCCGGATTGTGCCCTCTTGCTGTGATAATAGCAAAAATAGACCCATTATTTACAGCTTCCTTAAAATCAGTCCAAGCAGGTCCTAGCTTAGCTTTCATTGCATCAACAAGAAAATCTCTATCCCCGTCTACACCAAAAAATCTAAACGGGTTGGTAGCGTAGTTAGATACTGTAACTCCGTTGTATTCAAAATTTTCTTTTCCGATTTTACTACGATATGAAGCATAATCCTCGGTAGACATTGGAACTTCTTTTCCTTCGGAGTCCTGCAGGATAATTTTGGTCGGCATGTGCACCAAGTTGTCGTCCCAGTCAAAAGCGTAGTATTTGAGGTCAGGGGTGCCGGTTTTAAAAGACGACTTATGTTTTGTTTTCATTGTTGAAATGGCAAAAAAAGGGTGGGAAAGTTATTTTTCCCACCCCAAAGATATTAAATATTTTCGAAAGATGCTCCAGTAGGAGTAATCAAGAATTCGATATCTATAAATTCAAGTGCCTTTGTTGGTTTCAGATAGATTTTACCAGTCAAAGTATTTCTATCCAAGTCCTCAGGAGTCGAAGAAACGGTTACGCGGAAGTCGTACAAACCACGGTCTCTTCTGATTGAATCCAAGATTGGGTTAACCGAATCCAAGAATTGCTGTCTTACGATTTCATCATTTTGTTCGAACAGAAGTCTTACAGCAACAGCAGAAATCAACTTTCTAGCCTGAAGCAACAATCTTCTTACGTTCAAACGATTTAACGCTGTGTCTCTAACTTGAAGAGTTTTGTTACCCCAAATTACAGTGCCCACGTCTGAGAAGGTAGCAATCGGGTTGATACGCCCTTGGTAAAGAGTATCTCTATCCTCTTGTGTTAGTTTTAATCTCGCTTTAACAGAATTAACAAGACCTCTTGTGTAACCCGCAGATGCGAACCATGGGAAAGAAATGTTGTCAGTCAACGCTAAATTTCTACAAACTTGACCAGTTGGCGGAATGTAGATTTGAGTATTATTGACGGTGTCTCTTTCAAGTATCCATGGGTAGTAAGTTGCCGTATACGATGAGTCAATTCCAGTTTGGTCTAGATTATCCACCGCAGCTTGAGGGTAAATAATTTCGTACTGAGAAGTACCATCAGGAGTATACATGTTGTAGTCAGGTGTAGTTACGATGTAGACCGCATCTGCTCTCTCATTCTCCACCATTCCGATTGCTAACTCACACAAGTTAGAGTTGTTTACATAGTCAATACCAGGGGTTGCAAACACGTTAATGTTTGTCAATTCTGGATTATTGAATGTCAATTGACCTAACAAGTATGCGTAATAGTCAGTGTTTGCGAAATCTTGAGTGTTATCACCAATGACAATTCTCTTAAAAGTACCATCACCAGATGCTGTTGGGTATCTTTGAGTTGGTGTAGAACCTTGCAAGTAACCAGAAGCACCTAAAGCAAATCTGTCTTGGTTAGTTCTAAACTCTCTGTAGATGTCCCATCCGTCGAAACCACCCTGGAATACACAGGTGAATTTTCTAGAGTAAATAAAGTAGTAAGGACTTTCTTGCGAAGTAGGTTCAGAATCAAAACTTGCAACACCGCAATCAAATGCTGGAGTTCCACTAGTTACTTGTGAATTAGCAATAGTAACAACTGTTGCTCCAGAGTCCATGTGGAAACCTTTAGTTTGGTAGTTCCAAGGCTCTGAAGTTGTTGCCAAATCCCAACCAGTAACCGGATTCTTTTTCCCTTTGTATTGAAGTAAGTCAGTATCAATTCCAAATTGCGAAGAAATACCCAAGTAAGTTCTTCTTACAATGTCACCAGATGAAGTAACAATATTTGCACCACCAGCAGTAGTTCCAAAAGGTGGGTCATAAATTGTTTCACCAGGGAAGAAGTACTTGGTTTTGATAATAGGGAATGGAGACGGGTTAGTTGCTGTCTCGTAAATTCTCTCTTCAAGACCATAGAATCCACATGGTAAAGCGTCAACAGGATATTCATCCGACATTTCCACCATTATGTATGCAGAATTTAAAGGATACTCCCCATCAACAGAGCCAATTTGCTTTCCAATAAAGCTGTTTTGGGATGGGTCCATTGTACAGTTAGTGTATTTTTCATAAACAACTGGGTTAGCATCGGTATCGAAGAAATCACGAACCAATACATCAAATGTTCCATTGTTGAAAGAAATGTTTGCGATTGAAATCTTAACATCTGTGTTAGCAGAATTACCATCACTGATAGTCATAAATCTGAACAAGTTGTAAACTTTGTTACCACGAAGTTCAGATACAAAGTAAGGTGTTTTTGGTGTTTGGTACTGGTCAAGGAACCATGCAATAGAGGTGGTTGAAGCTTTATCACGAGCTTCAGGAAGTGCAATCAAATCGCACTTAACACCACGAATATATCCTTTGTTGTAACCATAGTTCAACATACCCAAGTAAGATTCCTCAACGTAAATTGGAACTTCTTGTCTTGGTTTAGAGAAGTTAGCAATTCCAAGAACTTTTGTAATATAGTTTGCATTTGTTGAATCAAATGATGTATCAAAAGAGAAAGTATTACCTTCGTAGGTTACACCACTTAGCTGGAATGTTGCAAATGGGCTTTGTGAAATTCCAGAGTATGCTCCTGTACAAACCAAATCCAAATCAGTTAAACCAGTAACTTGATACTGAGGACCATGTAAATTAGAACTATAAACTGATATACCGCGTGAACGAATTGTTGCGAGAATCAAATTATTCCATTCGGTATATGCAGTACCAGAGTATATGTAAGTTTCACCTGTAATTGTTCCAGAGAAAAATCCAGAAGCCCCCGTTACAAAGTTGGTTACATCATAATACCAAGAATATCCAGAGTAACTATTGTTGTTTGTAACGTCGAATGTTGCATAATACCAAGGGTCGTTTGTTCCAGAAGACAAATCAGCAGAATCAAGACTCAAATTATTGCAACCAAAAATGTTACCAAGATTGGAGAACTGAGCACTCAACGTTGTGTAATCTGAAGTTGGAATAGAACCGTAGACATTTGCTGTTGAAGCAGAAAGAGTGGTGTTACCTGAAATATCCAACATGAACCCGAATAAGTCTGCATTGTAAGTTGAGGTTGAACCATCCGTCAATGTATATTGTGTTGACAATGAGTTTGAAACAAGCGCAGGTAAACCACTAGCAAAAGTAAGAGTTGTACCTGAGGTATATCCAGTAAAGTTAACTGTGAATGTGGTTCCAGCTGTGCCAGTGTCAATACCAACTGTGGTACCATTTACGTTAGCAATAGCCTGTAAACTCCAAGAAGGTCCTGCGTCGTATCCTGATAAACCAAGGATACGAGTAACAAACAATTGATTTGATTGTTGCAAGTAGGCTTTGGCTATGTAAGCTGCTTCGTACTTTGGAATTTGTGTGTTTATGAATTTTGTTGGTATAGTACCACCAAAGAAAGTTTGGAACTCATCAAAGTTAGTGATGAAGATAGGTTCGAAGGCAGGCCCCTTTTGAGTTTCACCCACTAAACCCAAAGTAGTAACACCAACACTTTGAGCAACAAAAGATAAGTCAGTTTCTGATGTGTAAACCCCTGGGGACACAAAAACTTTTTGGTTTGCTTGAGATGTTAATTGAAAAAACATTTTTTAATTTTTCTTATTCGGTTTTATTTTTATGATAAATATTTGATTTAAACACAAAAAACTTGACTTTTAAGTATGTATTAGTAAGCAGTATGATTTTTTTCTGCCTTTTTTCTACCTTTATGAAAACTAGCCCTAAGAAGATAAAGAACCTGAAAATATCTGAAACGACACACCAAGTGTTGAAAGAGTATTGTGATGAGAATGGTTTGAAAATTTACAAATACCTAGAAAAGTTGATTCTAGAGAATTGTAAAAAGAAAAAAGATATCTACGGAGAGAACTAAACAAGCTTAGCTTCAAACTCAATCAAAGCTTCCTGACCAGCAGTTTCTTTGGTGATTTCAACTCTTAATAAATCACCGGTGTTGAGTTGAATAGTTTGAACATCTTGTCCGTAATAATCATCGTTAATGTAAACAAAATATTCGTCAACATTCGAACTTTTAATAAAACTCAAATTAATTCTGTAATCAACTTTATCATCTATAATTGAAGAGTTGTTTGCAGTATAAAATAAATTGTATTGAAATTCATCGGGATTAGCTGGAGTGATTTGCGCTCTTTTACCTTTTGGCACTTGAGAATCAACCTCAAATAGTTGAACTACTCTTGAAATTGCAGGTTTTACCTCAAATTCTTCTTCGTCAATCAAGTAACCAAGCATGGTGAAATCATAACTTTGGATATAGTAGTTTCTTTTGTCCACATCGATTACCGATTCATCCGAAACATTGTTCATTATAATTGGAACATACTGCCCCTTTATAAAAGTATATGCTTGGCGGGATGAAAAAGTTTGCAACACATTTTTGTTAAATGTATTGAGTTCCCTCATTCTGTTACAAAGAATTTTTACGCTGTAGTTAATATCCACAGGTACTGGTTGGGGAATTGTGTAAATGTCGTACCCTTTTTGGTTTCCGTTCCACGTTGGGACCTTAGCGTAATAAAATTGTTTTCTAACAGGAATAGTATATTGAAGTGAGGGATTTGAACCATATTTAACTTCTGGCTGACGCACAACGGTTATAAAAGGAAGTTGCACGTTAAAGTCCTGGTCAACAAAGTTCCAAGTTTCAGTAAACTGGGACCACCTCTGATTTGTAATAATTTTATCAACAACACTAATATCTTTTCCGGAAAC